CAAGAGTAGTAGCAACTGCACCTACTAAGCAGCAGCTCCATGATGTGCTTTGGTCGGAGGTTGCAAAGTGGCAATCGAAAAGCCCGCTGCTCACTCATATACTCAAATGGACCAAGACATATATCTATATGATTGGGTATGAAAAAAGGTGGTTTGCAGTAGCAAGGACAGCAACCAAACCCGAAAACATGCAGGGATTTCATGAAGACAATATGCTTTTTATCGTGGATGAGGCCTCCGGTGTTGCTGATCCAATCCTGGAAGCAATACTTGGTACTCTTTCTGGTAAAAATAATAAGCTTCTGATGTGCGGAAATCCCACTAAAACATCAGGTATTTTTTATGACAGCCATACTGTAGACCGGGCAATATACCGTTGCCATACTGTTTCATCTGCAGACAGTCCAAGGACAAATAAAGAGAATATTGAAGCGCTGATCCGCAAGTATGGAGCCGAAAGCAATGTAGTAAGGGTGAGGGTATACGGAGAGTTTCCCCTTCAGGAGGATGATGTATATATTCCTCTATCTCTCATCGAAGCCAGTATAATGAGTGAGCCTGAAGAAAAACCTGTAGAATCCATTGACATTGGGTGCGATGTTGCCAGGTTTGGAGATGACAAGACTGTTATAGGCTTCAAGGTGAATGAAAAGGTTGAGTTTTATAAAAAGCTCAATGGACAGGACACAATGCGGACAGCTGCAGATATTGTATTACTCGGGCAGATACTAATTGATAAGCATAAGTATAAATACAAGATTCCTATAAAGGTTGATGATGGCGGTGTTGGAGGTGGAGTGGTAGACAGGCTGAGACAGATAAAACGGAGCAATCCTGCACAGTATTGGTGGATGGAAATAGTTCCGGTCAAATTTGGTGTCAGAATAAAGCACAAATATTTCTATGATTCTACTACCTACATGATGAATGTGGTTAAGAGCTTGCTGAGCAAAAAGGATGATGAAGGGAATCCAAAGCCGGTGGAGCTTATATTACCCAACGATAACGATCTGGTCGGACAGCTGTCATGTCGTAAATACACTATGACAGATAACAGTAAAATCAAGATAGAAAGCAAGGAAGATATGAAAAAACGCGGTTTATCCAGTCCTGATGAGGCTGACTGCGTTCTTTTATTGTGCTTGCCTGTATCTATGAAAGACCGAAAGAAAGGAGATGATAAGGCTTGAGTGATACGAAACATAGACATACTATTTCAGCAAAAATTATAAAGGCTGCAGAGCCAGATAAACCTATTGAGAAAGCTGAGGGATCCAATGTCATAAATGATAATAATGCATTGATATGGCTCCAACCTTCAGTTGACTTACAGGGATTAAAAGAGATGGTGGATCATTCAACTATCCTGCCGCAATGTATCAGAGCTTATAAGGATAACATTGCCGGCTTCGGTATTGGAATAAAATACAAGGATGATATCGAAGAAACAGAAGAAATGGCAGCTGAATATGTCAAAGCTGAAAGTATTGTAGACCTACTTAATATGGACATGGATACCAAGGAAGTTTTTGAGGATGTCATAGAGGCAAGAGAAACATATGGAATAGCTTATCTTGAGGTAATGCGGAATATTAAAGGTGAAGTTAATCAGATAGAATTTATCAAAGATACTCCATCTATACGCAAGACCGCAGCTTTGGATCCTGCCATTGAGATTGAATACTTTTATAAAGGCATGACAATAAAGCGTTTAAAGAAGTTCTGCAAATATAAGCAGGAGAAAGGCGGCAAGGTTGTTTATTTCAAGGAAATTGGTGATCCCCGGATAATGGATAAGCGTAATGGTGAGTATGTTGATGAGCTTGAGATTGAATACCAGGCAAATGAAATTCTTGAGTTTACTATAGGCACCAGCGATTATGGTACAGTCCGTTGGATAGGACAAGTACTCAGCGTAGATGGAGCAAGAAAAGCTGAAAACCTGAATAACAATTACTTCACTGAGGGCAGGCATACTCCTTTAATGATTATTGTTAAGGGAGGCACTTTGTCAGATGAAAGCTTCACAAAACTTCAGCAATACATGAATGGCATAAAAGGTGAAGCTGGACAGCATGCTTTTCTGGTATTGGAAGTTGAAGAGGAAGAAAACAGGGTGGACTTCGAAACAGAAAAGACACCTACAGTAGAAGTGAAAGATATGGCTTCCATACTGCAAAAAGATGAGTTGTTCCAGGACTACCTTGAAAACTCCCGTAAGAAAGTTCAATCTGCATTTCGGCTGCCGGACCTTTATACAGGTTACACCACAGATTTCAACAGAGCGACAGCACAAACGGCAATGGAAGTGACGGAAAAACAGGTGTTCATTCCTGAGCGTAAAAGCCTTGCATGGACTATTAATAACAAGCTCCTTAACTGTTACCAGTTTAAGTATGTAGAGGTTTACTTCAAGGATCCTGACATTACAAATCCGGATGACATCTTCAAAATCTTAAATGTAACAGAGCGTGCCGGCGGTTTGACTCCAAATACAGCAAAGGAAATAACCCTTGAAACCCTCGGAAAGGTTGCAGAGCCATATGATGAAGAATGGGGAGAAATTCCGCTTGCTGTTTCCAGAACTCAAATGTATGGTTTAGCTTCAGGTACTACTGGTAATAGCCAGAGTATAGGTGAGCAGATAGACAAGGCTATTAAAAAGGCTATGGATGCCAAGGATGATGATATTGTAGTAATCATGAAAGAGGTAAAGAAGCTGCTCCAAAAGATGAGCCGGGAGAAGGTGTCAGGATGAATGAATTTGAGGATTTGATAAAAGCTCTTGACGCATATATAAGCAAAGCGGATGATGATTTAACCGATAAGCTCAATGAAGAAGGTTACGCCAAAGCGGCTGAAACCGTGGAGAATATAAACGCCCTGGAGGATGCTATAGCAGAAATCCTTGAAGAGGAATTGGAGTATTACCTTGGGGAGTTGGAGGGAGTAGACCTCGAAAATGCAGTAAACAATATCTTGCCTAATCTTTTAGCAGGGGACATTACAGATGAGAAGTTGGCTGAGGTATTTAAGGACATATTTGATAAAGCTCTCCGGAGCCTTACTGATGCATACATCAAGGACATAGATAAGGACCTGGCATTTTCCATGTTCAGTGAAAGGACATCCGACTGGATAAAGAGCTGGAGCGAAGAACTTGGAAAGCTAATGAAGCTTGGCTCATATGAAGAACTGCAGCGTATTCTTTCTAAGGGCTTGGAAGATGGCGAGAGTGTTCAACAGGTAATGGAAAATCTCATGGATAGTTACGGCTTTAGCAGGAAGCGGGCAAGAGCTACTGCTATTACAGAAATGCTGACAGCTCATAGTGTTTCTTCTCAAGAAGCATACCGTCAAAGTCCAGCTGTTGAAAAGAAAATGTGGCGTCATACAGGAGCCCATAAGAATAAACCAAGACAGAATCATGTGAATATGGATGGTAAGAAAGTGGATAAGAATGAACCATTTGAACTACTTGGTGCCGATGGCGAAACCTATCATCCTGATTATCCGCGCGATCCAATTTTGCCACCTTCAGAAAGAGTAAACTGCCATTGCATATCTCAGCCTATTGTTTCAGAGTCTATACTTGGTCTTTCTTTGGAAGAACGCCGCAAGCTCCAGCAGCAGGCTATTGATGATGACAATGCACTGTGGGAAGCGGAACTTGATGCAAAGAATAAGGCGAAAGCCGGAATAGAATAGGAGATCCTGCTTCGCATTACTCGTTGAGAAATTGGTGTGTTTTATAGCATGCCATTTTTTATTGCCTATCGACCAATGAAAGGAGGTGAGAACTTTGGGGAAAGTGGTTAAGTCCTATGAAATTACGGATGCCAAAATCTCCTTCGTGTCGCTTGTAGATAAAGCGGCAAACAAGAAACAGTTCCTTATTACCAAAGCTGAAAAGGGTAAGGCAAACTTTACTACCTACGGCCGGATTCTGAAAGTGGACAGCGACCATCATTATGTCACAGGGATAGTATATGAACCCTTGGTAGAGGATGCTCACGGTAACTTTATGACCGAGGAGGAAATCATTAAGGCAGCTTATTGGTTCGCCAAAAACGGTGATAAGGTTGATATTCAGCACAGCTTTGAAGAGTTATCCGATGCAGCTGTAGTTGAAAATTGGGTCACCAAGTCTGATACGACCATTGAGGGGCAAGAAATTAAAAAAGGTACCTGGTTGCTGACGGTTGAAATCTCTGATCCTGATATTTGGGATAAAATCCAAAAGGGTGAGATTACAGGCTTTTCAATGGGTGGTGTCGGGAAATACAGTGAGGAGGATGTGGACCTTGATAGCATACAAAAGGAATCCGGGAAAGGAGATGATAACAGCATGAATACCGACACTGAGAAGAAAGGTATTTTTAAAAAGCTTGCTGAAGCTCTCGGTTTCGATGTAGTCGAGAAAGGGGCTATGACAGACAGATATAATGCAAGTATCAAGAGCACTCGCTTCTGGACAGCATTCTATACTTTAGAAGATTTGCTCTATAAGTATAATTGGAATACTGACAAATGGGAGTATGAGACTGATGAAACCGCAATCAAGAATGCTCTGGAAGAATTTTCGGCCATCATTACTGAGGTATTGACTGAACAAAGTGTAGTAAAAGCACTTCTTACCGATAAGCCTATTAAAAAGGCTGGCAAGAAAATGAGTACCTCAAACAAAGCGAAGCTGGATGAGATAGTTCAGTCGCTGAGTGAATTTGCTTCACAGTTTGAGGACAAAGAGGAAGAACCGGTTGCCAAAAATAATTCTGGTGAAGAAAAGGAGGATG